ATGGGGAGCCATACCAAGAACCTGCTGACGGTGAAATCGATTGCCGCCAGCAAGGCGAAGAAGCTGCGCGACGGAGGCGGTCTGTATCTCGTGGCAAAGGGTAATGGCCGGTATTGGATCTTCGCCTACACATTCGCGGGTCGGAGACGCGAGATGGGGCTGGGGCCGCTGCATTCGGTTGGACTCGCAGAAGCACGAGACAAAGCCGAGGACGCTCGCAAGCTGGTTAGGCAGGGGATCGACCCGCTTGCGGCCAGGCGTGTGGCGGATGAAGCGTCACCGAAGGCCATCACGTTCGGTGCGTATGCCGACGATTTCATAGATGCCGCTGTAAAGGCTGGTCGCTGGCGGGGGGCGAAAACAGAGGCTAGGTGGAGAAACCTGCTAGGGTCGCACGCTAAGCCATTACGTGCGAAGGATATCGCCAGCATCGGTGTTACTGATGTAGTCGCTACGCTACGTCCGCTGTGGGGCGAGAAGCAGGAAACGGCCGAAAAGCTACGCGAGGCGATAGAGCGGGTCCTAGACGCTGCCAAGGTCGAGGGACATCGTTCCGGCGAGAACCCAGCCGCCTGGAAAGGCAACTTAGAGCACGTTTTGCACAAACCGAACGATCTTGCCTCGCGGAAGCATCACGCGGCCATGCCGTATGCTAACACGCCGGCGTTCATGACGAAACTCGCCAAGATTGATGGCGTAGCCGCACGAGCTTTGGAGCTGACCATCCTGACTGCAGTTCGTAGCGGCGAGGCGAGGGGTGCAGTGTGGTCCGAAATTGATCTAACAGAGAATATTTGGACAATACCTGCCGATCGGACGAAGGCAGGTAAGGCGCACCGCGTACCCTTGTCCGATCAAGCAGTAACTCTGCTCGAAGATATGAAAAAGAAATCCGTTAACCATTACGTTTTCCCAGGGGTGAGGGACAAGAAGCCTCTCTCGGACGCAAGCCTCGCCAAAGCCCTCTCTGCGGCCGGCGGATCAACTTTCACCGTCCACGGGTTTCGGAGCACCTTCCGCGACTGGTCGACAGAAATTGCGCACGCGCCCCGCGAGATTGCCGAGGCAGCCCTCGCGCATGCGGTGGGGGATGCGGTTGAGCGGTCCTACGCCAGGTCTGATGCCCTAGAGCGGCGCAGGCAGTTGATGCAGGCGTGGGCGAACTTCCTCAGCAGCAAGTAGCTCCCATTACGGCTATATTGACAGTCGCCAATGTAACCACCAGCGTCTCCCTACTAACAACGAGAAGGAGATGGCATGGACGTAGCAAACGATAATTATCCCTCCTTGATTTCGCTGAACGAAGCCTGCCGGCTCACCAGTATGAGCCGGACGATGCTCAACAGATATCGCGCCGAAGGACGCTTCCCTGTCTCGGTCGAACTCGGCGAGCGCCGTGTAGCTTTCGTGAGATCTGAGGTGCTCGCCTGGATCAGGGCGAAAATCGACGCGAGGGCCGCCTAACCACTAACGAAACTTCGGCGGTCGGTCCTTCACATTGATCGAAAGTTCGTGGATCGCCGCTCGTTTGCCGAGGAGCTTCAGCATCCGCTGAGTTTCCTTCTGGCTCATTCCGGCCTTGCCACATGAACTCTCAACGCAGTGATCGCGTGGCGGACCGGGTACACGTACTTGCCGGTTGTCGACGTGTTTCATTTCAGCTTCCTCCTCATTAGTAAACACTAATGCAGGGGCGAAGTTTCCGAAAGCAGTAAAATCGGTCGGCATGCCCGATCTCGCCACCACCATCAACCACTTGCCGACCGGCTGTTGTGCCGGCGAGAGGAGACCTCATGTCAATTTTCGGAGTCCAGGGCCCAAGCTTGGGTAGCGTCATTGCCTTTACGATGGGCGAACACCCCGATCTCGTGGCTCGCGTTGAGCGGTCCGCTGCAGCTCGTATGGCGAATGTGCGAGGCTGGTACGGCTGGCGCGTCAAATCCGTAAGCATCAACGAGGCTGAGGACAACCTAGCTTGTCTGACCGTCGAAGCCGAGCCGGTCGGACCAGGACATCGCGACGGCAACCTAACGATTGTTTTTCTGACCGATCGGGAGGGGAGACGGCGGTCAGATCGTTTGGATGCGTTTCTTCGCGCGTGCGGCGTGGCCGAGCGAGTAGATGATACTCGCGAAATTGTTGGCCGCTACTTCGCCGCACGGATCGGAGCCCGTACTGCAGGCGACTTCGGTCCGCTCACACTGGCGCTCGTGGCGCAATGAAAATCCAGAACCTGACACCCGCCGCTCATCCGGGCGGCGGGACGATGACGCTTATAGCCACGTTTGATCTCCAGATCACCGGTGACATCCGGATCTGTGGGATGCGCCTGTTGCGCGCGCCAGACGGGCGCATGCTGACATACGCGCCCACCGCCCTTGGTGGTCGCCGATCGGTGACATTTGCACCGAGTACCGCCGCTGAAATCACCGAAGCCGCTGCCAATATATATTCGGAGCACGTAACAGCCAATGACACCACTTCCGCAAACGCCGCCTGATCGCTCCTTTCCGTCGTTCGACCAGGCAGCCGTCCGCACCCACGTTGAAATGTTGCACCAGCTCGCTGCAGGCGTGGATGGCGTGCTGGTTACCTCCTGTTATTTGGCGGATCCTATCGGCAACAACGACGCGCCAGGAACTGTAACGCATCATGCCGTAGGCGATGTAGACGGCATGGTGGATGCGGTACTGGCCCATGCTCACACTCCGAACGCGAACGTCTTCACAGGCCTGCAGGTAATGCGCAAAGGGCTGAAACGGGGCACGCGAGGCGGGGAGGCCGACATCGTCGCGGTCCTAGGGCTTGTCGTCGATCTCGATGCGGATACCGGCAGAGCGGGGACCGTTCCCATCGAGGAAAGTCTCCGTCTGGAGACGTCGCCGGGGAATTTCCAACCTTTTATTCTTTTCGACAAGCCGCTACCACCATCAGATGCCAAGCCACTCGCCGCAGCCTTGAAGCGCGCTACACAGTCCGACCACGGAACCGGCGATGTGGCGCACGTGTGGCGTATTCCTGGCACCTTGAACTGGCCGAACCGAAAAAAGCTCGCCCGCGGACGGTCGGCGAAACCCGCCTCTGTAACCGTTGCCGAAGCTTGGGACGGCAGCCTGACCAGCGTTGATGAACTCCAGCGGGTGCTCGCTCCATGGATGTCGRCAGAACAAGATCACCACTCGGTGACATTGGGCGAATTACCTTCGCTTGACGGCGTTGATCTATCGGACACTGCACTCGGTCTCCTTGCCGCGAATGATGTCGGCGACCGCTCAGCCTGGGCCTCCAAAGTCGTCGAGCAACTAGCATTCGACGGTCTGACCGCCGAACAAGCGTGCGCCGCTTTTCTGGCCGCTACTGGAGATTGGTTCAGGCGCTACGACAGCCGAGATGCGCGCGCCGACTTCGCTCGCATGTGGGGCAAGTTTGGTGCGGCACATGGTGAACGCCGCGAGGCTGAAAGGTTGATGGGGGAAGCGTTGTCGTCGAGGCTAACGGCTCAAAGTAAGCCACCCACTGCCGCAAACGATAACATACCAGCAACCGCGACGCTGCGACCAGTCGACCCTTGGGCGCAGCGCAAGCACCCGGCGCTACCTCTCGGTATCCTGCCGGCGGCCATTGAGAAGTTCGCCGTGTCGCAGGCGGAAATCATGGGTGTTGATGCCGGTGGCCTCGCGGCATCCGCATTGGCTGTCTGCGCTGCGGCTATCCCCGACGACATTACGCTGCGTGTAAAGCGTCACGACGACTGGGAAGAATCCGCGCGCCTTTGGGTGGCGCTGATCGGCAACCCCTCGGCGAAAAAGTCGCCAGTTATCGCGGCAGCGACACGACCGCTGCGCTCAATAGACGACGAACTGGTGCGCCGCTACCTTGAGGAGAAACGAAAATACGACGCCCTGGATAAGGCCGGCAAGGCTGAGACGAGCGCGCCGCGTCAGGTGCGTACGCGCATTGAAGACGTCACCGTCGAGGCTGCGCAGGAGATATTGAGGGACAGCCCGCAGGGCGTGCTGCTCATCCGTGACGAGCTCAGCGGTTGGTTCGGCAGCATGGAAAGGTACGGCACAGGCAAGGGCGCAAGCGCCGACCGCAGCTTTTGGCTTCAGTCGTTCAACGGTGGCGGGTATAGCGTCAACCGCGTCGGGCGTGGTGTCGTGGCGATCGACAATCTGTCCGTTTCGATGCTCGGGGGAATTCAACCCGAACCAATCCGCAAGATCGTGGCAGATTCGGCTGACGACGGCCTGCTGCAGCGTCTCTTTCCAATCTGCATGGGAACGGCCACCGTTGGCCTCGACGTCCCGCCCGCCGCGGCTGTGGGGGAATATGGCGGGGTTGTGCGGCGCCTCTATGCGATGAAGCGCCCGCTTCAGGCGGGAATGCAAGAGGTGGCGCTACGCTTCGACGTCGCCGGCCAAGAGTTGCGACAGGAACTATCGGAGCGGCACCATGAAATGGCTACGGGTTGGGAGATCCTAAATAAGAAACTGGCCGCTCACATCGGTAAGTACGACGGGCTTTTTGCCCGCCTGTGCATTATATTCCACTGCGTCGAAACTACGGGCGAGCGACCGGCGCACGTCATCCCGTTCGCGGTGGCGCAGCGGGCCGCCGAGTTCCTGCACGAGTTCCTGTTTCCGCACGCCTTGGCGTTCTACAGCAACGTCTTGGGGATGTCGGATAAGCACGATGCGCTGCTGTCGGTGGCTGGCTGGATACTCACCCACCGTCCAGAGAAGATGACCGTGCGCGACGTGCAGCGCGGCGATCGGGTCATGAGGGAGATGGACCGGGAACAGGCGGAGGACGTTCTCCGCCGGCTGGACGCCATGTCTTGGCTGGAGCCGATGCCGGCGGTGCGCAGGGACAGCATCACCTACGTCGTTAATCCTGACGTCTACGTCGAGTTTGAGCACCGCGCGGAGAAGGAGAGGGGGCGGCGGGAAAAGGTTCGCGAACTGATTGCGTCGTCTTACTAACTGCAATCAAAAGCGGATAACTGTCACCAAGTGTCCATTGCGCGCATGAAAGTAGTCCCAAGTTTTGAATCTATCTTTCTAGATTTCGGTATTTCTCTCGCCCGCGCACAAGGGACGATTGGTGACACTTCATCTGAAGCTGATGGTCCATCCGCCGCCTGCATGGCGCCAAACAAAAAGCCCTCCCGCCGGAGCGGAAGGGCTTTCCTATTACAGACCGAAGTAGGCGAGGATCGAAGCCAAACTGACCTTCAGGTCAAACTTCAACCGAAACGACTGCTTCGACTGACTGGCTTCGAGAACCAAAGAAGCGTGCATACGCATCTCCTATCTCATGTGCGGAAGCCCTTGTTGAGCCGCGTCCGCACGCCAGACTTTGTTGGGGGAATTTCCGATTTAGAAACAGCCTTGGAGGCTCCCCCAAGCACGCGGCTGTCACGAGTTGGCAGTCAAGATGGTTGCTGATGGTGACTTCCGCAAGATCAAATACCGAAAGTCCTGGGGAATATTTTCYCTCATGCAGCGAAGTGCAAGTTCACCACCCCTCTCTTGTGGCCGACACGCAACACCACGCGACCTGCGGCACAACCACTCCCAGCTGATCGCGCATGTTGGCGCTATATATGGATGCAGTCACCATCATCACACCGCCCAGCCGATTAACCTTCAAAATCGAGGAGGACCAATGTCCAACACGTCAAACCAAGTTCGGCCCAAATGAGCCGCCGCATTCGATCAGCGGAGGAATCCGCTCGGAGAGAACGTGAAGCGGCCAAAACCGCAACTTTGACTTTGGCCGCCGACAGTACCGCGCCTCGTGATCCAAGGCACCAGGGGCAACACTATCGTCGGCACTTGGCCAATGCGCACATCGTCATCGGGCAATTACAGGAGCGGATCAGGCGCATGGAGGAAGAGCTCGCCGCTGCGAGGGCGGACCGCGAACATATCCTCTCGCGTACCGTGACCATCACGGCTGCCGAGGAAGAACGCCGGCGAGCTGCGGCCGGGATGCGGGAGCGCGCGGCGTCTCTGATGGAGTGGCCGCCCGGCTGCCCAACGGAGGCGAGTGAGGATATCCGAAAACTGCCCGACCCAAAACCGAAATGGAGCAGAGCGTGAAAGCAGATAACGACAACGTCGTGAGAAGCAGCACCACAGGCCAACCACTGAACATCGCTCAGATGCTGCGGGACGGTAAGGCGGCAGCCGATATTCGTAAGAAAGAGGAGGCTCGCGCCATGAAAATACAGGTCGCCAGGATCGGCAAACGAGCATCTCGCGGGGCGGGTTGGGACGGCAAGGCAGCCAACGACAACACCACCCCCGCAATTAAGTGGTTGCTCGCGGGCCAACGGAAAGAAATGCTGGAGCCGCTTTTGGCTTACGTGAGGCTCGACCGAGAGGCGAACAGCGGCGCGATGCTGACGGGTGAGGCACATACGCCGGCTGACATGCTTCAGATYGACCAGGTAACTTGGCTCGACCCGGCAACTGGCGAGTTGAAGTACAAAGGCGCGCGACGTCTTCGTGGGATCGAGTTCACCGGCAGGGAACACGCTGGGAAATCCACGGCAGATCCTCTTCAGATTAAGCCGATGCCGGCGTCGGTACCAAAAGCCTGGAATGGGGATCGTGCTGTAATAGACAGGATCGATGCCGCTCCTAAGCTTGCCAAAATACGCGCTGCGCTGGGGCCCTTGCTCGTGCCATTCGAACGTTTGGTGCTGGAGGGGAAAAAGCTCGAGCAGGTCGGTTGGAACTGTTTTGCGACCAACGAACGAGCCGCGATGTCGATCGGAGGATCTATCCTAATGATGGGATTGGGTGTCGTTCTGCACGAACTCGAGGCAATGAAGCCCAGGCGAGCAGCTTAGTTGCTGTACAGCAAATTGCGGCTTCAACCGTTATATTTGTAAGTCAAATTCAAAGGCCGCCTTGCGCGGCCTTCTTCATTTGAGGCGCCGGCGAACCGCGGACGCACTGAACTCGCGATAGATCGCCGGGACCGCCTCAAAACTTTTAGCCGTGACATCGTTTAAATTTCTTGCCGCTGCCACACCAGCACCGCGCATTCCGTGGCAGATTGGGATCAATCTGCTTTCCAGCGACAGATATCTGGACATTGTTGATCGCAACACCTGCAGAAAGGTCCAGGAGATCGGGCGAGAATATTGCGGCCGCTCGTTGAAATGGCAGGAAAATGCCCTCAGCTTTAGGCTCCTGCGTGGAGCCATCGAAATAAAGTGCAGAAGAGATAATATTGCTACCTACAGTTCCGTGAGTTCTGCTATCACGAGAAAGACTTCGTATAGTGCCCGCTGCGCAATTTTGGATCGCACGAGGGGGCACATTTCGCGTTACCAAGTCATTGAGGGGTCGAAGGTTGGTCAGAAATTCGTTCTGATTGACGCCGTTCACGGAGACGATAGTTGTGTCGTCCCCTGAAGATTGGAAGACCCTAACGCGAAACGTCTTGTYCGGAATCTCCAAGAAGAGCCCGGATTCATCCTCTAGATTGCTGACGGTTCCGAGGAAGTRCTGCCCGCTCGCGTGGAAACCCGCCAAAGACAGCGTTATGCCATGCCCTCGATAGGCCAAATTCTGAAATTTCGCGGTCGCTATCTCGCCAAACCGGTAGACTGTCTCCACGAAATCATCTGCTTTTGCATCGAGGAATGCATCCTGAATCCACTTTTTTACTTCGAATGTGCGCAGTGAAGCTAGCCCTGTATATGCATACAGTGCCACGGCGTCGTTGGACCGGATAAACCCAACCTTTCCTGAAAATTCGGTCGTCGTTCGTCCACCGGAAGATAGTCTCATGTCGGCGGTTACTGTGGCGCAATGCTTTGAAATAGTGCTGATTATCAGTGTCATGGCAAGCGTTCGTTAGATTGCGAAGCACAGTAACCACGTTGACGTGGTTTGCAAATCCATTGCCCGACGCGCGTCTCCTCTCGCTGCATTGGGCGATCCTGCGCCAGGTTCCCTTCGGGTAGAGCCTGGCGCTTTTGGTCTCTTTCTGGATGGTTGGCCGAGTGGCAAGGCAGCGGGTTGCTAACCCGTACAGCCGAAAGGCTGCGATGGTTCGATCCCATCACTATCCGCCAATTTGGAAGGCGCCGCTAAATGGTTGGCAATCGGTCTTGAAAACCGAGGGGACCGCAAGGTCAGGGGTTCGATTCCTCAGTCTTCCGCCATCATTCACATATGGGACGTGCTCTGGGTAAGCGGGTAATCCTTGCAAGATTGCTGCCGGTCGGTTCGATTCCGACACGCTCCACCAATTCATGCCGACATAGCTCAGCAGGTAGAGCGCTTGCCTTGTAAGCAAGATGTCGCTGGTTCAATCCCGGCTGTCGGCTCCATCTGGGTGTAGGGGAGCCTGGCCGTCCCTACCTGCCTTGGACGCAGGGGATCGCTGGTTCGAATCCAGCCACCTAGACCAGTTACGCAGAGTGGAGAAACGGTTATCTCGCATGGCTCATAACCATGATGTAGCGCGTTCGACTCGCGCCTCTGCAACCAAATCGGACCACCGCTCCGAAGAGGCTGCGGCCTACCGTCGGATGTACAAGACGGCCAGGTGGCGCGCACTGCGCCACCGTCAGCTATCCATTGAGCCTCTTTGCCGCTTCTGTATCGAGGCTGAAGACGTAACTGAGGCGACGGTTGTTGATCACATACGCTCTCACAAGGGCGATATTGAGCTATTCTTCGATCCCGCAAATCTGCAGTCGCTGTGCAAGCCGCACCACGATGGCGCCAAGCAGCGTATCGATCGAGGCCAGACCGTGGTGCGATTCGGCGCGGACGGGTGGCCCCTCTGACCGGGGGGGGGCTCGAAAGTCGAAGGTCGACCCGTTTCGGGGACCGGCGGGCACCCTTTCTGCACGCATCTGCAATTCAAATGTTGACCCCTCGACAAAGGAGTTAATGCCATGGCGAGGCCGAGAACGCCTCTCGCTAAGGCAAAAGCCGAGGGGCGCGACAAGATTAATGCCGGCCGCTTCAAAGATCGCTCCGAGCCAGACGCAAAAGGTCCGCTCGGCAAGCCGCCGATCTGGTTGAAGGACACGGAGCAGAACAAGGCGCGATCAGCGTGGCTGATCTTTGAGCGCGAAATCCCCTGGCTGACAGAATCGCACCGAATGCTGGTCGGCATGGCCGCCAACATTCAGGGCCGCATCATGGCTGGTCAGGACGTGGGCGTTCAGGCGATGAACCTTCTACGCCAGATGCTTGGCCAGATGGGTGCGACGCCGTCGGACGCAAGCAAGATTACGGTGCCTGATGCAGGTGAGGAAAAAGACGACCTCCTCGACTAAGATCGAGGGGCCGGCGCTCAAGCGCGTCAGTGATTATGCGCGGTCAGTTTTGTCTGGCGAAGAGGTGGCTGGCCCGCACGTTCGGAACGCCTGCCGTAGACATTTCGACGACCTTGAAACCGGCCATGAACGAGGACTTTATTTCGATGATGACGCCGCCATGCGCGTCTTTAGGTTCTTTGAGGAGCGGCTGAAGCTTAGCGAGGGTCAGTTCGAAGGGAAGCCGTTCAAGCTTCATCCTTCACAGGCGTTCAAGCTTGGGTCGATTTTCGGCTGGATGCGATCAGACGGCTCGCGCCGCTTTAGGCGCGCCTACATCGAAGAGGGAAAGGGCAACGGCAAGTCGCCCTTTGCTGGCGGCGTGGGCCTGTACGGCCTCACGGCCGACAAGGAGTCAGGTGCCCAAATCTATGCCGCGGCAGCCAAGAAAGAGCAGGCCGGCATCCTGTTTCAGGATGCGTGCAAAATGGTGCGTGCTGCGCCAGCACTTAGTGAGCGATTGAAGTTCAGCGGCGGCATGGGTCGCGAGTTCAATATCGCGCATCACAAGTCGCAGTCGTTCTTTCGGCCGATCTCCAAGGACAGCGGCAAGTCCGGCTCTGGCCCGCGCCCGCATTTCGCATTGTGCGATGAGGTGCACGAGCATCCGGATCGCTCTACCATGGAAATGCTGGAGCGAGGCTTCAAGTTTCGTCGCCAGCCATTGCTGTTGATGATTACGAACTCCGGTTCGGACAGGAACAGCATCTGCTGGGAGGAGCACGAGCACGCAGTAAAGGTTGCCGCCGGCACGCTAACTCCCGACGATGATTTCTCATATGTCGGCGAGGTTATCGACGATACCACGTTCTCATGGGTGTGCGCTCTCGATAAGGACGATGATCCACTTGAGGATCCTGCGTGCTGGAAGAAGGCTAACCCGCTCCTCGGCACGATCCTGACACAGGAATACCTTGCTGGCGTTGTAAACCAAGCCCGTCAGATGCCGGGTAAGCTAAATGGCATTCTCCGGCTGCATTTTTGCTGCTGGACCGATGCCGACAAGGCATGGATGCCACGCGAAACCGTCGATTCCGTCATGGACGACTTCGACCCAGAAGAGGAACTGGCAGATCAGCCCGTATACTTGGGCGTCGATCTATCCGCATCTCGTGACATGACCGTTCTTGCTGCCGTTGTGCCCACCGGCACGATGGAGATGGAGCGGGAGGATGGCTCTGTTGTGAGCCTCCCTACCTTCGACGCATGGGTGGAGGCGTGGACACCGGGTGATACCCTCCAGGCGAGGGCAGCGGCCGATAAGGCACCATATGACGTGTGGGTGAGGGACGGTTGGCTGTACGCCCCGCCTGGCCAGCGAATACGATACGACTTTGTCGCGTCCAGGGTCCAACAATTGGACGATCGCTTTAGGATACAGGCCATAGCCTATGACCGGTACGCCTATGACAAGTTCCGCGAGGAGGTCGAGGCGCTTGGCCTCTCCCTACAGCACGTAGCGCATCCGCAGGGCGGGAAGGTAAAGGCAAAGCCTGAACCTGAAAAGGTAGAGGCGGCTAAGGCCGCAGGTCTTCCACCACCCCAGGGTCTTTGGATGCCCGGTTCGGTTTCCGCGCTTGAGGACATGATAATCGACGGGCGCATTCGCCTTCGTCGAAGCCCTGTACTCATGACCGCCCTTATGGGGGCGGCCTTTGATCGAGACCCCCAAGACAATCGCTGGTTTGTCAAGGCGAAGGCATCGGTTCGTATCGATGCTGCGGTGGCCCTGGCCATGGCCGTGGGTGCGGCGATCGATGGGCCTCCGGCCGATAACGGCATCGACGAATTCGTAAACAACATGATCAGCGTCACGTGGTGACGTAAGGAGCTCCCATGGGGATTCTGAGTTGGATCGGGAGGCCGTTTGGCCTCACGACCGGCCCTTGGCGGGCATACTTCGGGACCGGCACCACGAGCGGCGAAACCGTCACCTTTGAAACTGCCATGCAGCTAGACGCGGTCTGGGCCTGCGTCAATCTCATCGCCAACTCGGTGAAGACGCTGCCTTGCATTGTGTACAAAGAAGATGGGGTTACGGTCGACCGCGACAGCCAACTTTATGAGCTGTTGCACGACATGCCGAATATCGATGATACGTCGGCGGATTTCTGGGCCATGGCAGCGATTTGCCTTTGCCTGGACGGAAACTTCTTCGCCGAAAAAAGGAAGGTCGGAGAGCGTTTGGCGGCTCTGACGCCACTTAACCCGCTATTCGTCGACGTCTGCCGCGATGACCGCAATCGCCGTTACTACAACGTGACGGAGCAGATGGCGAACGGCAAGAAGGGCGGCGTTCGTAAGGTTTCGGCCGAAAACATGCTGCACATACGCGGCGCGATCATGCCAGGCTGTGACCGCGGCCTGTCGCCGATCGCGATGGAGCGAAACGTCATCGGGAACGCGCTCGCTGGTGAAAAAACCGCCGGCAAGATGTTCAAGAACGGCCTTATGTCATCGCTTCTGGTCAGTTCGGACCAGATATTGAAGGCAGATCAGCGAAAGCAAATAACCGATGCGTTGACGCAGTTTGCCGGGGCGGAGAAGGCCGGTGGCGTGACTGTGCTCGAGGCCGGGTTTAAGCCGTATCCGCTCAGCATCAACCCACGCGACGCGCAGATGCTGGAGAGCCGGCAGTACAGCGTAGAGCAGATTTGCCGTATTTTCGGCGTTCCACCGGTCATGATTGGCCACGCCGCGAACGGCACGACCACCTGGGGCAGCGGTATCGAGCAATTGATCCTGCAGTTCACCAAGGCTTGCCTTGTTCCGATGCTGAGAAGCATGGAAGCGGCAATCTACCGGGACATCCTGACCCCGCAGACGCGCAAGACCACGGTGGTGAAGTTCAACATCGAAGGGCTGCTTCGCGGTGATAGCGGCGCCAGGGCTGAATTCCTGCAAAAGATGGTCCAGAACGGCATTTACACGCCGAACGAGGCGCGCGCCTACGAAAACAAGGCGCCTGTAGAGGGCGGCGAGGGCGCAATCGTCAATGGCACCATGACCCCGCTTAACATGATCGGCCACAACGGCGGACCACCGCTGGATGGCGAGCCAGAACAGCCGACAACGGCACCTTCACAGCCAAAACGCGCTGCATAAGGAAAAATCATGAAGTTTGAACACGTTTTGACGGCCTTTTTGGCCGAACCGTGGGCGATTCAGCGCGAAAAACTGGGCGTTTTGGCCGATATTCTCGTGGCTCGCTCCGAAGGCGACAAGCTGTTTTCGACCGAGTTTGCTGCCGCCGTTTCCGACGCCAGGGCGAAGGAAATCGCCGAGTTTGACGGCAAGGTGGCTGTTATCCCGGTTTATGGCGTGCTTGCCAACAAGATGGACGCCTTTTCGGCCATGTCTGGCGGCACTTCCTACGCCGGCATTCGCAGATCGTTGCATTCGGCGCTGGCCAATGAGGACGTGAAGGCCGTCGTGCTTGATATCGACAGCCCTGGGGGATCGGTTCCCGGCACGGAAGAACTCGCGACCGAGATTCGGCGCCTCCGCGGTGGCGACAAGCCCATTATCGCGCAGGTCAACGCTCTTGCGGCCAGCGCAGCCTATTGGGTAGCTTCGTCCGCCGACGAGATCGTCGTGACGCCGTCGGGGCGCGCCGGTTCTATCGGCGTCTACACTGCACACGATGACGTTTCGGCTGCGCTGGAAAAGCGCGGCATCAAGCGCACGTATATTTCCGCTGGCAAGCACAAGGTCGAGGGCAACGAGACAGAGCCACTTGGCAAGGATGCGCTGGCGCACATCCAGGAAGGCGTCAACCGATCCTATAACCGCTTCGTCGCGGCCGTGGCAGAGGGGCGAGGCACGACGGTCGGCAAAGTCGAGGATGGCTTTGGTCAGGGCAGAGTGTTCTTCGCCGAAGCCCTCATTGACCGCGGCATGGTCGACCGAGTGGCAACGCTTGAAGAGACGCTGGAACGCTTCGGTGCCGATACGCAGCCCACATACGTGCGGCGCGTGAAGGCTCAGAACCAGGCCAAAGCCGAATCGGCGGAAGCGCTGGTCGCGAAACTGCGCGAAGGCGCACCAATTACCAAACGCGAATTCGAGAACGGCCTCAAGGGTCTTGCTGGTCTATCGAATTCGGAGGCGGAGCGGGCAGCCCGGCTCTACCTCAAGGACGGTCAGGGGGATCCTGACGACGGCGCTGTGATCGCGGCACTCGAAAGGGTGCTTGTGCAAGCAAAGACCTTCAAAATCTAGGACAGCGGCACGCCGCGTCCTGTAGATCAGGATTCCCACCACATGTCTGAGAATACCGCTCTCGCCGAGAAGATCGGCGAGCTTGGCCAGTCTTTGGCCTCTATCAAGGAACAGGTCGGCAACCTCGGTTCCGATTTCACCGCAAAAATCGCCGCTACCGGCGAAGCCTCTGCTGAACTCAAGGGCAAGGTCGACAAGGCCCTGTCTGAACTCGGTGACGCGACCACTCGCCTCAATGAGCTCGAGAAGCGCGCCGCCAATGAGCGCGGAATGTCCGAGCATGAGCCTCGTGGCATCGGCGATCACATCGTCGAAAACGCATCGTTTGAAAATGGCCGTCTCAGCCTTAACGAGCGCGGCCGCTTCCGCGTCAATATGGAACGCGCCGACATCACGTCGGCCAACACCACCGTCGGTGCAGGTCGTTCCGCTGGTACTTCGCTGGTTCCCGGCGCTCGCGTGCCCGGCATCATCACGCCTCCGAACCGCCAGTTCACTATCCGTGATCTTCTCGCTCCAGGCCGGACGTCGTCTTCCAGCGTTGAATACGTTAAGGAGACCGGATTCACCAACGCTGCCGCTCCTGTTGCGGAGGGTGCGACCAAGCCTAAGTCGGATCTGACCTTCAATCTGCTCACGACCCAAGTTCGTACCATCGCGCACATTTTCAAGGCGTCTCGCCAGATCCTCGACGATGCGCCCACCCTGGCTTCCTACATCAACGCTCGCGGCACCTACGGTCTGAAGTTTGTTGAAGAAAACCAGCTTCTGAACGGCGACGGCACCGRCCAGAACCTTCACGGTATTCTTCCGCAGGCCACGGCGTTTGCGCCGGCGTTCCCAGTAGCCGAAGAAACTGCGATTGACCGTCTGCGGCTCGCGATCCTGCAGGTAATTCTGGCTGAGTATCCTGCCAGCGGTTTCGTGCTGCATCCGACCGATTGGGCGAAGATCGAGCTTTCCAAGGATCTGGGCGGAAACTATATCGTCGGCAATGCGACGTCGCCGATCGGCCCGTCTCTGTGGAACCTGCCAGTCGTCCAGACGCAGGCAATTGCTGCGGGCGAATTCCTCACCGGTGCGTTCAACCTCGGCGCACAGATTTTCGACCGTATGGATGTGGAAGTACTTCTGTCGAGCGAAAACGTCGACGACTTCGAGCGGAACTTCTTCACCATCCGGATCGAGGAGCGCCTCGCGCTGGCCGTTTACCGTCCAGAAGCCTTCGTTACCGGCGACGTGAACCCTGCTCCGTAAATAGATTGATGGGGCAGCTTCGGCTGCCCCTACTATCCCTAAAATCATGAAAATCAAAGCACTCAAGGCGCTTGTTGGCGACTATGGCCGCCTGAACAAGGGCGATGAAACCGATTTGCCTCCGCATATCGCGAACCAGCTCCTTGCGTTTGGCTACGTTGAACTCGTGCGCGACCAACCGGAGCAACCGGCGCGCAGAAAGGGCAAGAAAAATGGTTAGTGCATCAGTCCGAAAGCGCCGCTTCGCAAGCTATCTTGGCGCTGGCGTCATCGCCCTTCCGTCGGCTCCGACGAATTCTGCCGTCCCCACCATTACGGGCGCGTCTACCGCCGAGGTAGGCATCGCCCTTACGGCAACAAACGGCACATGGGCAGGAAATCCAGCCCCGTCGTTTACTCGTCAATGGCAGCGCGGCGACGCCGCAGCGGGACCGTTTACAGCAATCTCTGGCGCGACCGGAGCAAGTTACACGCCAGTCGTTGCTGACGCTGGGAAGTATCTGCGCGTTGTGGTGACTGCCACCAATAGCGAAGGTACCGCGACGGCAAACAGTACGGCAACTGCTGCGGTCAGACGTGATCCGGCCAACACAGTGGCCCCGGCGGTTACCGGAACGGCGACAGTAGGTCAGACGCTCACCGCGTCCAACGGTACCTGGACCGGGACGCCGACGCCAACCTACACCCGCAAATGGCAGCGTTCCGCGGATGGAGCGACCGGCTGGGCGGACATCGCTAGCGCAACGGCGACGACCTACGTACTCGCTGCGGCAGACGAAGGCCAGTACGTTCGCGCGGTCGTCACCGGCACGAACACCGCCGGAACCGCGTCGGCCAACTCGAATGCGGTTGGCCCTGTAGCTGGAGCGTAATTTATGCCCCTTGTCGATCTCGCAACTGCCAAACGGCACCTCCGCGTTCTGCATGATGACGATGATGCTGAGATCGAACTCTACACGTCGGCTGCGGAAAACATCGTCGTCGAATACCTGGATAGGGTCGTATTGCCGGCGGGGGAAACTCTTCCGCCGGACGACCCAACGGCGATGCTCGTTACGCCGTCCATCGTGGCGGCGATACTCCTGATGCTTGGCGACCTTTACGAAAATCGTGAGGCCGATCGAGAGCAGAAGAGCGATTCCGTCATGCCTCCTGCCGTTAGAGCTCTTCTAGCTCCGTGGCGGGTTTGGCGAATGATCGATTGTCCGGAGGCCTAGCATGCCCTGGGTCCGATTCACCGCTCCGTTCGACTTCAAGCCGCCCGGTCGTCCCCAGGTGACCATAGCGTACAAACCCGGCGTGTATAACGTGCCTTCGGCCTGCGCCACTTTGGCGATAGCCGCCGGTAAGGCAGTGCGGCTGCCGAAACCGAAGATGAAGATCGAGGTTGAGGAGATAAAGAATGGCACAGCGTAAAGGCGCCGGCTCGCTCCGTGCACTCCTCCACTTTCAAGAGCGAGAAGTCAGCGATGATGGCTTCGGCAATCCTGTAACGGGCGACTTCGCCACAGTCTTCACGGACGCTGTCGAGTTGATTCCGCGCATGGGCACCGAGGCAGTTATGGCAAGCCGCCTGCAAGGCGTGCAGCCATATACGGCGCGCGTCAGGGCGTCCTCGTGGACTAGGCAGGTTACGCCTGCTTGGCGAGCCGTGGATGCCCGAAGCGGTGCGGTTTACGCGATCGTGTCGCCGTTCGTCGATCTCGACCAGAAAGGCGCGTACCTGGAAGGGCTGCTCACCGTTGGCGGGCAGACGTCAAGCTGATGGCAGATCGCATCATTGGTCTGACAAAGCTTCAGCAGAAGTTAAAACGGCTTCCGCTCGTCGTTAAAGAACAAATCCGCAAGGCGATGGAGCAGGGCGCGGAAGAAATCGTAGATCTGGCTAAGTCTCTCGTGCCGGTGGATAGCGGAGCGCTGAAAAACAGTATCGGCTGGACGTGGGGCCGGGCGCCTCGTGGCGCAATGACGCTAGGAACCGTCCAGAGCGTCGGCGGTGATCTAACGATCACGATCTATGCAGGCGATGCTGATGCCTGGTACGCGCGCTTCGTTGAGTTTGGCACCAAGGCGCATACCGCGGGCGGCATGTTTGAAGGCGCGACTATTCCGGCAATTCCGGCATCGCCATTTTTCTTCGTGAGCTTCCGCGCGCTTCGCCGTCGCGTCCGAAGCCGCATCACCCGCGGCATCAATAAGGCTGCCAAGCAGGTCACGGCAGGAAGTGCCTAATCAGGAGATCCGTCGACTGCGAACTTCGCAAAGTCACCAGGGGTGTAACTGCTAACGATGATGCGAATTTCCTTTTTGGTGTCCATTCGCGTCAAGGTGAGGTCTCTGGCTTCAAAGGCATCCATGAGTATGGCGGGATCAGCATACAGCGTTCCCTTGGCTGATCTAATGCCGTCTCTCTCGGAGACAAATAGTTTGTACTCGGCGTCTCCAATTGACGCCCCATTGGCCCGCAACGCTCCTCGACCTGAAAAGACCTTTTCCATGTCTCGCACCCCTAATCCCCTGAGAAAAACTGAGATGGCCGATTTTGAGCAATGGCTTGAAGGACTCAACTTCGACGATGGATGGGAGCGTAGCACACGCGTCGTTACCGACAAAGGTGCCTTCGTCCTGTCTGCTCGGCCTGTTTTACTGAATGGAAAACCCCTGCGTTTTGACACGGAGGATCCCAATGGATCCAACCTATGAACTCGCCGCGGCAATCGTGGCGAGATTGAAGGCCGATTCCGCTACTGCCGCGTTCGTCGGCGCGCGGGTCTATGACCGACCGCCCGACGGCACGCTTCAGTCACCCTACATCTCCCTCGGACCCTCCGACGCGCTGACCGATGACGCAGATTGCGTCGACGGACTTGAGATCACCATGCAGATTGACTGCTGGTCCTGGGGTTCCGGCGAGGCATTCAGTAGCGCACAGGTCCGCAAGATTGCCGGCGCTGTTCGCGCCTGCCTGCATGAAGCGGAATTCTCCCTTACCTTAAATGCGCTGGCCTCCTTGAGACACCGCATCACCCGTTACCAACGGGAATCCGATGGCGCCACCAACCGTGCCATCGTGAGCATCACGGCGTTCGTCGAAGTTCACTAGCTGCCGACCAGCCGACCACCACAAGAACGACCACAGGCCGCCATGAGCGGCTTTTTTATTGGAGGCCAGCATGGCGCCACCTATTACAGCTCGCTTTGGYAAATTCCGCGTGTTGCTCGGCAATTCAGCATCGCCGATCGTCTACGCCGCACCTTGCGGCTTCACCAGCAAGAGCCTGACTCTCTCGAAGTCGCTTTCCGAGGTTTCGCTTCCCGACTGCGACGAACCTGACGCGCCGATCGTTCTCGGTCGCGACGTCGAAAGCATTTCCGCCGCTGTGTCCGGTGAAGGCGTGCTGGCTGCGTCGGCAGTCACTACATGGCTTGATGCCTACGAAAGCACCGACTCCGTTCCGGTGAAGGTCGAAATCGAGTTCTCGACCGGCATTGTCACCTGGACCGGCAACATGCACATCGAGTCGCTGGAAATCGGGGCTGAGCAGGGCGGCCGCGTGACGCTCAACGTGTCGATGCAGTCAGACGGCGCGCTGGTTCGCACGGATACGTTCGTACCGTGAGCCGCGATGCCGCGATTACGCTCACCTGGGCTGACGGTGATTTCAAGTTCCGGCTCGGGTGGGGGGAACTGGAGGAGCTCCAGGAGAAGACCGATGCAGGGCCCTACGTTGTCCTGCAGCGACTTCATGCCGGAAATTGGCGCATGCAGGATGTCTCCAACGTCATACGCATGGGCCTCATAGGGGGCGGAGTGCCCCCCGAGGAGGCAATCAAAAAGGTTCGCTACTACGTCGAGCAGCGGCCTCCCATGGAGAACTTGCCTTTCGCGATCGCCATTCTTTCGGCCGGACTGCTCGGCGCCCCGGATGAACCCTTGGGGGAGCTAAAGGCGCCAAAACGGACCGGGAAGAAATCGACGACCTCCCGAACGGCAAAATCCGGTTTGGCGCCATCTACGGAACAGGGGCAGCCCTAGGCTACGCACCGCAGCAAGTCCGGGCGATGTCGATGTGGCAGTTCATGGCTGCCGTCGAAGGGTACGTGAGGGCGAACTCGCCAGACGACGGAAAGCTCTCCACTGCCGATATCGATGAGGTATGGCAGTGGATGCAGTCTAAGGAGTAGTGCGGTCGGCTAACTGGGCTCGATACTTCTTGGGCACGTATCCAAGTGTCCGAGCGCCGCAACTCGGGCACCGATAAGACCCGCTTCCTATAACGGCGACAAGCAGCCAAACTGGAATCCAAAGTCCCGCCGTGACGACGCTAAGGAGAAGATGAAGGACGTGATTGGGCGTTTGCCGCTCGGCAAGCACCATTCTCACCTCTTCTTGGCAGAACATTCTTTTCTTCTGAACACCCATCCCGTTTTCATAAGGCATACGCTTCATGGCCGCAACTGATCTTGAGCGCCTGGTGGTGCAGCTTTCGGCTGACATCAGGAAATATGAAAACGCGTTGAGCCGCGCTCAGGGCCAAACCAACCGCCGGGCACGCGCCATCCAGAGCCGATTCGATCAGATGAACAAGTCCATCAGCGCGGGCTTGGGTGGTATTTCTGCGACGGCAACCCGCGCCTTCGCAGCAATTGGAGGAGCGGCAGGGGCAAAAACGTTGCTGGATACCGCAACGAGCATCGACAACGCCCTTAAGGTTGCCGGCCTGTCTGGGGCTGAACTTGAGCGGGTCTACGAAGGTCTTTTCGCCGCCGCAACGAAGAATGCCGCGCCGATCGAGACGCTTGTCCAGCTTTACGGGCGTCTCTCTCTGGTTCAAAATGAGCTTGGAATATCGCAACAGCAGATTGTGGGCTTTGCGAGCAACATCGCGCTTGCATTGAGGGTGGGGGGCACATCTGCCCAAGAAGCCAGCGGCGCTCTGCTGCAGTTGAGTCAGGCGCTCGGCGGCGGAGTGGTCAGGGCGGAAGAGTTCAACTCTATCCTTGAGGGCGCCCCTACAATTCTGCAGGCTGCTGCGTCTGGTATCAAAGAAGCTGAAGGCTCAGTCGCCAAGCTTCGGAAGATCATGCTTGACGGAAATCTATCGTCCAAGGCTCTCTTTGACGGCTTCCAAGCCGGCGCACCTATTCTCGAGCAGAAGGTAGCCGGCGCTGTCCTGACGATCGACCAGAGACTGAGCAACCTCCGAACGGCACTGGTGAACGCAGCGCGTGAGTTCAACCAGTCTGCTAAGGCTGGAGAGACGTTCGGAAACGAGGTCGATAGGATTTCCAGCTTCCTCAACGCGATCGACTGGGATGGCGTCATTGGCGAAATCCAGAAGATTGCAGAGCAGTTTAGAGGCGCAACCTCTGCCGTCTCCGGATTTCTCTCGGAGTTCGGTCGCTTTTCCGCCCTTGAAGGTGTCGGGCGCAAGTTCGTAGACCTGCTGCCGGGTGAGGGGGCCAGTAAAAGCTACTTCGGAGGCGCGCTTACGATCACCTCGACCGCAGCCGTTACCGATCGTATCAACCAGGCTTTCGAGAGCGAAATCCAGAAGGCGGGCGAACTTACGTCTGAAGCCATCAGGAACAGCGTTCTGGGTACGGGACCGGGCGGCAAGGGCGGACGCGTCCAGCAAAACCTACCGGCGCTTGGTCCAGTGCCAGGGGCGAGACCTCAGCAGGTCAAGCCCATATCCCTGAAAGACTATCCTGTTGACGATGATGGCGGCGGCAAGAGCAAATCTAAGCGCAAAGGCGGTAACGACTATGAGCGCGAGACCGAACAAATCCGTCAGCGCACCGCTGCATTGCAGGCCGAAACGGCTGCGCAGGCCCAGATAAACCCGCTCGTCGACGACTACGGTTTCGCCATAGAGAAGGCTCGCGCCACACAAGAGCTGCTGAATGCCGCGCAGGAAGCGGGCGTAAAGATTACCCCGCAGCTGAAGGCGCAAATTGAACAGCTCGCAACCGGATATGCGAACGCTGTAGTCGCCTCTGAGCAGCTCGCCGAAAAGCAGGATGAAATCCGTCGGCGGGCAGAGGACGCCATGGGCGCCGCCAAGGATGTGACGCGTGGCGTTATCGATGGTTTCCTCGAAGGTGCCAGCGCAGCGGACGTCCTGAGGGATAGTCTGAAGCGGATCGGTGATGCTCTGATCACCGATGTGCTCGACAACATTTTCAAGATCAACGATGCCTCCGGCGGCGGAGGATTCTTGGGCTCTCTCTTCGGTAGCGTCTTCGGAGGGTTCAAGGGCGTCAATTACTTCCCGCCGGCACCAGGGAAAATGTATTCCGACGGCGGCTACACCGGCCCCGGCGGCAAGTACCAGCCGGCCGGCATAGTCCACAAGGGCGAGTACGTCTTCGACGCGGAGGCTACGCGCCGCATCGGCGTGGACAATCTCCGCCGGCTGCAGGGCTACGCCCAAGGCGGCTTGGTTGGCGCTCCGCGGATGCCCGCCCTTCAATCTCGTGCGGCTGCTACTACCGTCAGCCTAACCTACGCCCCTCAGATCGATAACCGCGGCGCCTCAGTTGAGGCAGTCGCGCGTCTGGAACAATCTATGGCCCGCGATCGGGCAACGTTTGAGGCCCGCGTGGTGAATGCGGTGAGTGACGCCAACGCCAGAGGCGTTCGGATGAATGGGAGTCGATAAGTGGCAATAACCTACCCAATCGACTTCCTTCCGGACTTCCCAGGCTGGTCGACCAAGTTCGAGCCGCTGTTTCGGCAAGAGCAGTCCCGCACAGCCGGCGGTGTGACCTATGTGAAAGACCTTGGTTCCCCGCTGTGGCAGGGGGCCTGGTCGTCTCGCTCCTTGCGTCCGAACGAATTGGACACTTGGCGCGCTCGCCTCGACGCTCTCGAGAACGGCCTACAGACCTTCAAGGGTTACCCGCTCTCGCGGTGCTACCCGATCGCCTATCCCAAGGCTGCTTACGACGCCCTCGGCGTCGGATCAGTCACGCTTGGGTCGATCGGCACAAACCGCAAGAGCGGCACGCTGGTGGGCTTGCCGGCTGGCTACATGCTGAGCATCGGCGACCTAATCGAAGTGGCTGGCAGTGGTCTTCACCGCGTCATGGAAGCCGTAACGGCAAGTGGGGCCGGCATCACACCGGTGTTTGAGGTGCGCCCGCATTTCTGGCCCGGTACATCGGCGCCTGCGGCCGTAACGCTTGTGCGGCCATCCTGCCCAATGCGGATCGTTCCCGGTTCCATCAATTCTGATGCCGACCCATCAACCGGGCGCGGCAGCATTTCCTTCCAGGCTATCGAGGCTCGCTGAGCAAGAGGAGTGAAGTCAATGTTTATCGCACAGAAGTCGCCGAACGTTTCGGTAGGTGTATTCAAGAACCACCTTGGAGAGCCGTTGTTCGTGGCGTCCGGGATGGTCATTGGGACCGTCGAAGAAGTCTCGACGATTCTCGATACCTACAAGGAGGGGGTGATCAAACTGGAATCGGTGCCTGTAGAGAACGCCTACTACGGCCCGCTTCAAGCTGCGGATCTGTCAGGTATAGATTTTGCCGGCCTTGCGTCCGGCTTACGCTCGCTGGCTGACTGGCTTCAGGATGCGAGTGAGCCCAAGTCAGCGCAGGGCGCGAAGCCCGAGAGCATTGACGAGGTCTTCGGCCGTGAAAATCCCACGCTCGACAAAACAAGCCAAGCATTCTCAGTTTCAAGAAGCGGAGAGCTTACATTTCCTGTTGTGAAATGTGGTGAGAAGCTAGTTTAACGGCGTTATCAACTACAGAGGTAGCGATATCCACTACTGCGCCTGATTGCTTTGTGCCGCTACCGGTTTTTGCGTCGGCGATCTGGGCTGCGCACCTATTCTTGAAGTCATCTAGCCAACTTTCGGTGTCGCCACCTTTCATCGCCGCGACTTCCTGTATCAGCTTCGAGAACATGACGAAGTTGGCAAGATTAATGCCGTTAAACTGAGCTTCGAACTCGTTCATCTTTTCCTCCTTGGCTTGATCTTAGCGAAGCAACACGAGTCGCAATCATGAGTCGAGCGTCTCGACACTTTTTTACCCCCATAATCTGAGGCTCGCTAATGCGACAGCTACCATCGGCAATCCTGTCGGCTCTTGCCGACAGGCGCCTTGTCGCGCGCGATTTTCTCTGGATCGTTGCGCGCAACCGCTCCACCGGCATGCCGGAATCGGTCGGCTTCTGGTCGGATGTCGGCTCGGTGGACGCACCAGTCATAGACCCGGAAACGGGCACCGATGTGGTCCGGCCATTCCACGGCTCCGGCACGCTGATTTCGGTCGATCCTATTCCGCTGGTCTCCACCATGGAGGTCCAGAACATCCGCATTCGGATGTCCCAGATCGACAATCTCGTGCAGCAGGCGGTGCGTGACTACGACTGCAAGCAAGCCAAGGTCGAAATCTTCCGAGGCCTGTTTTCGCCGGAAAGCCGCACGCTCGTCGCGCCGGCAGAGCCGCGCTTTGTCGGTTTTGTCGACAAGATCGACATCACGACGCCATCCGAGAATGAGGACGGTGGCGTGGTGCTGACCTGCGCCTCGCACACGCAGGAGATCCTGCGGTCCAATCCCGACACGCGCTCCGATGCAAGCCAGAGGCTGCGCGACCCGAACGACAATTTCTATCAGGACACGGCGGTCGTGGGCGAGTGGGAACTGTTCTGGGGCCGCAAGCAAGGCAAGATTGACACGCAGAAATCAAGTGACGCGCGCCTGATCCAGAAATCTATCGGGGCGGCCTGATGACCGTGCGAGACGCGACATTGGCCGACCGGTGGCGGGTGATCCGCCTCCTGGAGGAAAGCCATGCGGCTGCTGGCTATACCTTCCCGTTTGAGGCGGCACGAGCAGACAAGCTTTTCCAGATGCATCTGGAAAGCGACGCAGCGTGCGCAATCGTTCTCGACGTGGACGGCGTAGCGCAGGGCATTCTGCTTGCTGCGGCTTTCGATCATCCATTCGGCGCGGGCCTATGGGCCAAGGAAACGGTCTGGTACATCGCGCCCGACCATCGAGGCCGCAGCGGCATGCGCATGCTGGACGCCTATGAGGCGTGGGCCGGCTCGAAGGGCTGCGCCGTGATCAGCATGGCCGCGCTATCCACCAATGATGTTTCGCGCATCTACGAGCGCCGCGGCTATCGCGCGGCCGAAACGCATTTCGTGAAGCCTCTCGGCTGATCCCCAAGGACAATCATGGCTATTATTTCGGGCATCGTCGCCGCTGTCGGCGCGATCGGCACCGCTATTGGCGGAGCCGTTTCGTCCTTCCTGGGTGGATGGGCCGCAGTCGGAGCGACACTCCTCAAGGCCGCCGCCGGTATCGGCTTGAACCTGCTGGCAAGCAAGATTGCAGGCAAGCAGGGACAGGAACGCGCCTCCTTCTCGGTTCAGGGGCGACTCCAGTCCGGCGGTACGGTTCCGCGGTCCATTATCGTCGGACGCACCGCAACCGCCGGCTCGTTGGTCTATGCCAACACGTGGGGCAGCACTGGCAAGACGCCGAACGCGTATATCACGCAGGTCATCGCGCTCGCCGACTACCCCGCGAAGTCGCTGACCGGCGTTCTAGTTAATGGTCTCTATTGCGAACTCGATCCGGTCGCGCACCCACAATACGGCAATCCCGTCCTTGAATACCGCAAGGGAGGCAAGGACCACCTTTGGGTCAAGTTCTACGACGGCAATCAGACCGTTGCCGACGGTTTCCTGACCACGCTGGTTTCGACGCCGGAACGCCCGTACCAGGGAACTCGCGTTGGCCGTGGCATTCCTTACGCGATTTGCACGTCTCGCGTGAACGACGAGCTATTCTCGGGCTTTCCGCAGTTCAAATTCACGGTTGACGGCGCTCGCCTTTATGACCCATCGCGCGACGACACAGTCGGCGGGGTAGGGCCACAGCGGCGCAGCGATCCGTCCACATGGGGCGGCGACGGCGACCACCTGCCGGTCGTGCAGGCGTATAACCTGCTGCTCGGCATCCGCTGGAATACCCAGTGGCTATATGGCCTGCAGGCGACCAGCGCACGACGCATCCCGGCCGCCCATGCCATTCAGCAGATTGCCAAGTGCCGCGCGCTTGTTCAAGGCCCCGACGGCAACGAGCAGACGTATCGTTCCGGTGCAGAGGTCCAGGTCGGCGCACCGATCCGAGACGCGCTTGAGGGCATCCTGACTGCAGGGCAGGGGCGTCTTGCCGAGATCGGCGGCGTTTACAAGCCTTATGTGGGCGAGCCTGACGCTCCGGTGATGTTCTTTTCAGACGAAGACATCCTTTCGACAGAGCAGCAGAGCTTCACGCCGTTCTTTGGTCTGTCGGACACGATCAACGGCATTACTGCCACCTATCCGTCGCCGGACAACGGCTGGAACCCGGCCGAGGCGCCGCCGCTCTACAATACCGGCTTTGAGGCAGAGGACGGCAACCGCCGCCTGCTCGCCGACGTGGATCTGGATTTCGTGCCCTACAAGGGGCAGGTCCAGCGGCTCATGAAGTCGGCGCTGGCTGAGGCTCGTAGAGCCCGCCGGCACACGATCGTCATGCCGCCGCGGTTCTGGGTGCTTGAGCCCGGCGATGTCATCGCTTGGACGAGCGAGCGCAACGGATACATTAACAAGCAGTTCCGCGTTGATGGTGTCATCGATCAGCCGAACCTCGACGTCGTGCTGGACATCACCGAAGTCGATCCCGCCGATTACGATTGGGACCAGGATCAGGACTACCGGCCTCCCACCGATGGCTCTCTTGCCCCCGGTTGGCCCGTACCGCAACCCATGTATGGCTGGCAGGTCGAGCCTGCGATTCTCTATGACACCCAAGGCAATCCGCGCCGGCCGTCCATTCGCGTATCTTGCGATCCCGACCAGGACGACGTGCRCAATGTCTGGGTGCAGGTCCGACTGAAGTCGTCTGGCGTGGTCGTCTTCGACAGCGATAGCAGTGCCTATGCTTTCCCATATCAGTGGATACTAAACGGCACCTTCCTACCGAACACCACCTATCAGGTACGCGGCCAGTTCGTTCCCAAGTCCCCACGCGACGTGGAGTGGTCTGGATGGCTGGACGTCACGACCGATAACGTGAAGCTTCTGCCGGGCCTGGACTTCGATCCATATAGCGGCGTTGTCGGCTTTGACCAACTCGGGCCTGATCTTGCGAATTACCAGGACTGGCTTGGCTCCGGCCGTCGCGACATCCACGAGACGCTCGAAGAGCTGGACGCGCGTGTAGCCGATCAGGAGGGAGCCAACAGCTACGAGCGGCAACAACTTCGCGAGCAGTTGAAGGTCACCTATGACACGGTGACGGCAGAGTATGAGCGCAGGGTTGAAGTCGTCGCCGAGGAAGGCCGGGCGCTCTCTCTGCGGGTGGAGACCCTCACATCTGAGGTATTTGATCCCGTCACCGGTTTGCCCRCAGTCTCTACGGCGGTTTCGGCGTTGCAGACAGAGGTCAGCACGATCGACGGGAAGGTGACCGCAGTATCAAACTCGATTCTCGAGCTAGATAGCACTGTCGGAAACTTCTCCGCAGAAGGCAAGTTCCGCGTCACTACCGAGGCAACGCCTGCTGGTGCGCTGGCGCGAATCGGGATGAGCGTTGCAGCCACGGGAAGCGGGCAGACCTCGTCTGCTTCGATATTCCTGGACGCTATCGCCGGCGGCCTGAGCCGCGTTGCGATCAATGCCGATCAGTTCGTTGTCATCGCTGGCGACGACGTCAGGCGCCCCTTCGTGGTGCAGGGCGGCTCGATCTTCGCCAATGAGTTGTTCGTCAACTGGGCGAAAATCACCGACGTCAACATTGGATGGGCGCAGATTGAGAACGCAGTCGTCAACAACCTGCAGGTCACCAACGCCAACATCCAAAATCTGACTATCGGTACCGAGAAGCTTCAGATCAGCGCTATCACGTTCGGCGGTGTCATCAATGGTTCCTATGGCGGCCAGGCTACTAATGGCTGGTACGTCATGGGGGAGTTGAGTGCCGACAACCCGAACCCGGCCCCGGTCATGATCGATGTCGCTGGCGCGATGAACGGCCAGACCCCCGGTCAAGGTTCCGTGCAGATCGAGTGGCGATTGATCAACATCACCACGAATGACGTCATCCATCAGGAAACTTTGCAGATCGGCACCAACGGCAGCGCCAGCCGGAACATAGAGCGGTTCCGGATCGGCATCAACAACGCGCAGGGATGGAACGTCTACCAGGCGCAGGTACGGGTCACAGGCGCCCCGATCGCTGTCGCCGCAAGCGCCAACTGCCGCTTCGTTCTCTGGAAACGCTGAGGAAATCCATGAACATCAGTCTTGAGGCGCAGCTTCGCGAAGAATCTGCGCTCGCAGCCATGCTGCGCAATCGCACCCTCATCCTCGCGCAGCAGCTCGTCGAACTGACGAGCGAGCGCGACCAGTTGCGGGCGGAACTTGAAGCGGCCAGGGCGGCCGCGCCGCAGGAGGTGAACAATGGCGCTGCTGAGTGATTACACCTCCGGCACGATCTCGGTTGCGGCCGATGGCACCGCTGTAACCGGCGTTGGCACAGGCTGGGTGGCGGCAGGCTTCCGCGAGGGCGACCTGCTTTTCGCCGACGGCTATACCGGTGTGGTCAAGTCCGTCGAGAGCAACACTGCTCTCACGCTCGACCAGCCTTGGCGGGGAGGGGCGCTTTCCGGCGCTGCCTACCGCCTGCGCTACCAGAGCGACGGTTCGCGGTTTTCCGCCCAGTCGCGCGCCTTGATCGAGATGATTGGCGGCTCCGGCAATCTGGAGGCTCTTGGTGGGCTTGAGAGCGCGCCTAACACGCTGCCGTACTTCACCGGCGCCGGGCAGATGGGGTTGACGGCATTTGACCAGGAAGCGCGCGACTTCCTGGCTGCCGCGACGGAAGAAGAGCGATTGCAGGCGCTGGGGTTCAGCGCGTTCATGGCGGGGCTGCGCGATGATGCTGACGAGGCGGCGCTGCTAACATCCCTCGGCTTCTCCGATTTCATGGCGGGGTTACGGGATAGGGTAGACGGTCCGGCACTATACGGTGCGATGGGCCAGATTCCGAATGCGCAAATTCGAAACGATCTCACCGCCGACAAGGCCTTTCGGCGCGGGAACATTCTTGGGACGGCTTCTCAAACAGCGGGCGTCCCAACCGGGGCGCTTGTTGAGCGCGGCAGCAATGCGAACGGTGAGTACGTTCGGTATGCGGACGGGACGCAGATATGCATATCTCCAGCACTGAACCCATCAACGTCTATAGCGACAGGTTCATTCTTCCGCTCCTTCCCCATAGTCCAGGGGTTCCCGGCAGCGTTTGTCGCGCCGCCGGCTTGTTTCGGGAATACTGCGGAAGAGCAGACCTGGGTCAACGCGAGACAAGACTTTGCAAATAGTAGATGGGCTGCTGTGGTGTGGGCAAGCTACGCTGGCGGATCATTCATTCGGCTTGGCGCAATTGGAAGGTGGTTCTGATGCGAATTTCCTTTTCTCCCCAACGTCGCGATGACGGACTTACCGTGATAAAATCGGGCGACATCCTGACGATCAACGGAGAAGCGTTCGACTTTTCGGAGCTTCCGGACGGCGCGACCATACCGACCGGCGAAGTGCCGTGCGAATGGATCGCCGGCCCTGTCGAACGGATCGATGGCGTAATCCACCTGACGCTTGTTACACCGCATGGTCCCGATCCTTCTCAGGCAGTCGCCTTTCCTGGTCCGCTGATGGATCCTCCGGACGGCATTCTCGATACCCCCCGCGACCCCGAACCTGCAGAAGAAGAGGCCATCAATGTGGAAGCCTGATCTCTCCAAGATTGTAACGGCCGAGCAGAAGGCCGTCGAAGGTCGGGCAACGCTGCTCTCCGCCTATAAGGCCGCGTTTGACGCTCACCTCGACGCGGTCGCGCAGGAGCGGCAATACGATAGCCGCCTTACGATCGTCAGCTACAAGGGTAGCACCAACCAGCAATGGAATGCTGAGGCCGAGGCCTACATTCCGTGGCGGGATGCTGCGCTGGCGTACATGTTTGCGCAGCTTGCCGCCGTCGAGGCAGGTGAAATCCAGCCACCGAGCATCGAAGACTTCATTGCGGGGATTGCGCCGATCGAGTGGCCAGATGCATGACTTCCGGCCGGCGCACCCCAAGATTTGTGCACCGGCCTGCGGCTGGCTGCTGAAGTGAGCGCCTTGTCGCAGCCCTTATGTGGTCCTTTGAAGAAGCTGGATCAAGGCAAGCGTAGGACCGGCAAGTTTGGAATCCTGCTGAAATAGAAAGAGGTCTGGCCAGACTGCGTGTGATCCCGCTACGCCGCAGATCTACATCGCAAGGATAGCTTGCTTAGATTGGTGCAGGTCATACGATTAGTTCATTCCGGTACTTTCTTGGGGGAAAGGATGATTACGCGAAGGAATTTGGTTATTGGCTTGCTCGCATCTTCGGCAATAACAGTCATCCCTGGTCGATCACGGGCCATTGAACCGTTGACTATCCTTCAGGCAGGGGCCGCAGTAGTCGGGATCATCACCGGGATCCTAGGGGCAAATTCCGACAATGAAATTCGAAAGACAATTGCCGAGATTAACGAGAAACTTGATGCAGTCGTGCGGCTGCAGGCGGCTATTCTAAACGAAATTCAGGCGCTAAAGCTATATATCACCGAAGCCCTGTTTAATGAGCGAAAACAAAAGACAATCGACGAGTTGAATGCGCAGAAGGACCGTTTCGACATCCTGATTGCATCGCCGGTGAATAATGAGACTCGCCCGTTTTATCAACGCTTGGTGGGGGACGTTGAGCAAACGGCATTCGAATTGTCTCGATATGATTTTAGTGCCTTTGTTTCATTTGGTACGGCGGTGGCAATTGATATCGCGCTTTATCGCGTTCTGAATGTAGATCGCTTACGCGTGCTCAATCTGCGTAAAAAGATAAAGGATACCTACGAACGATGGCTAGACGCGAACAATAATCAAAGCGTTACATCAATGATTCGGCATGTGGAGTTGGAGATTTCAGGAAGGCAACAGGCATTGAATAGCCGCCCCAGGCGGTACGAAGTTGGCCGGCGCAACGTAGCTCAAGGACGGGGTGGATGCACAGAGGTCACCTGGCTAACGGTCAATGGTGATTTCAAATCCGGTTTTTCCACTTCCATCTCTGTGGATTTTACTGATTGTTGGACTGATGACGGGCCTGACTGCGGAAGGCATCCTGAACGCTGCTTTATTGCAAATAGCTCGACGCCGTTGGCACCCTCGGCTACCGTTGAAGTTCCCCAGAAGCATGTAGATGCCACCGGATATCCAGTTCTGGACGACTTCAATCGTGAGCGAAACCTCATCATTGACGAGATGTTGAGGCTAAACAGTCTGTTTGAGATTCGCGCGCAACTGGAAGAGCTTCGCAGTAAGTTTTCGTAGGCTTCCTTCGAATAGTTGAGGGCCACGTCGCGTTTGCTTCCATAGATGGGGGTATCCGAAAGCAAGAGGCCTGGTGGCTGCTACTCCACCAGGCCTCACGGCTGCGAATTTCGATCGAGGGAGATGGGCGTTCGCAGCGGCACATAGAACACCGTTCGTCCTGAAACGGTTCCCTCGACGTCGAATTAAATGCGATCTGGCGCCGAGGTAGCGCTCCCGCGACTAAGCCGCGCCCTTTTGCCTCTCGCGAGTTCCAACGCTCACCTGTGGCATCTGGCCATCTCCGGTGAGCACCGTCAGTACCTCGACTTCTACGGTGAGGCCGGATTCGTGAACCCTGCGAATAGCCTTGTTTAGCATCCGCATGGCCTCTGCCATGGCTTCTTCGGCTTCTGCGCGTTCGTCCAGTGTTGAAAGTTCAATGCTCATTTAGCGCTCCCTATGCCGGCGAAAGGTAACAGCCATGCCGGTAATTGATAATTCCTAGCACATAATCAGGAGAGAAAACCATGACACGACGCATCAACGCGGCGGGGCTTTCGCGCGCCAAGACCAAGCGCGTTGGCTGGTAAGCACCCGCAACTTCGACTGAGACCACAACACCATGACCCTCCTCCCTGATTGGCGCGGCATAGCCAAGCGCCAGCCGGCGGACCACTAAATCCCGAGGAAAATCTATGACCACCACAACTACGCTGCCCGCGGAGTGGCTTCCGCGCGCCAAGATGCAGCGCGTTATCTGCCACTGGACGGCTGGCGGCCACAGGGCCAGCGACTTCGACCGCAGCCATTACCACATCCTTATCGAGGCCGACGGCAACGTCGTCCGCGGCAAGCCGTCGATCGCCCTCAACGAGGCGCCAGCTAAGAAGGGCTACGCCGCCCACACCAGGAACTGCAACTCCGGCTCAATCGGCGTCTCGCTGTGCTGCATGGCGCTTGCGACGGAAGCTCCATTCAACCCCGGCCCAGCACCTATGACGAAGGCGCAGTGGGACAAGCTTGCCGTTGTAGTCGCTGACCTCTGCCGCGCCTATGCCATCCCGGTGACGCCCAAGACCGTCCTCAGCCATGCCGAGGTGCAGACCAATCTCGGTATCAAGCAATCAGGCAAGTGGGACTTCACCCGGCTGGCATTTGCCCCAGACGTGAAAGGCGCGAAGGCGTGCGGTGACCTACTCCGCGCGGCTGTCGCGGCTAACCTATGAGCGCCCGGCACGCGACGCCCGCCGAGAAGACCAGCAGCCGGCGGTTCTCCAAGCGGATGGTTGTCGCGAACTGCGCGCTAGCGTGGGGAGCGATCTACCTTTCGATCATCTACCTGCAGGCCTCCTATGTGGTCGCCAGCGGGCTCGGCTTCGTTGCACTGATCGCCGGCGCATACATGGGGGTAGGGCACCTGGACCTTCGCCAATACGTGAAGTCTCTAGGGTCTTCGGCCCTGTCGAGCTCGTACTTCCCGCCCGCACCGGAACCCCCCGTTACCAAGCCGGCGACGCCGGAGGATCAACTGACATGATACTGACCCTCCTAGCAACCAAGGCGGCCCGCTACGTGCTGGCGGGCGCCCTAGTTCTTCTGGCCGCATGGTGGGCCTACGACACGGTTTACGACCGCGGTTACGCCGCAGCCACCGCCGTCTATGACCGTGAGCGCGCAGCGGCGGCTGAAGCCGATGCCAATGAGCAACGCCGACAGGCCATCGCGAACAACGCCGCGAAGAAGCGGGAGGCCGACGCGCTGGCCGATCTCGCCGCCAAAGAAGACGAAATCACCAAACTGAGAAAGGAACTGCGGCGTGAAGCTCAGCAAGATCCTGATGCTGGCCGCACTGCCCTTGGCTCTGGCAGCGTGCAGCGCATCAACAAAGTCCGTTAGCCCGGTGAAGCCGCCGCAGATTGCGAGGCCGGACAGCGCGCTTCTCAAGGCGTGCGCACGGCCCGCAGACCTGGGCACCGAGCCGCTCACGCAGGAGCAGGTTGAAGACCTCTGGATAACCGACCGTGAGGCGCTGCTGGCCTGCTACCGCCGGCATCTGGCGCTCCGGAATTTCATCATCGATCGAGACAACGCGCTTCGCGGGGAGGGCGGCAAGTGACCAAATTGAAAGCAGTGTTGCGCTGGCACCTGTTCAGCCTCGCGATCGCACTGGGGGCGTTCGCATGACGGGCGCCGAACTCATGTATGTCGTCGGCTTCTTCATCACCGTGTTCGGCTCGATCTTCGGTGTCTGGAAGTACCTCGACGGCAAGCTTACGGCCAACCGCAAGGACACGGAGAAGGTGGCGCATGACCTTGCGGCTCACCGTCTTCATGTATCGGAATCGTACGTTACCAAGGCTGGTATGCAGGAGCAGACCGCAGCCATTATGCGAGCCATCGAAGGTGTGGGGAACCGTATTGATGGAGTCCACGAGMGGCTAGACCGGCTTTACGAGAACCAGCCAAGGCGGACTACTAGGGGCTAGGGCTGAACGGTCACCGACGTTGAAAGATATCGTCATCGCGAGTATATGGGGGCATGGATTTCGTCATGGACAAAGAAAAGGCCGTGGAGGCCCTTGTCTACATCGCCAGTAAGATTCCTGGCGTTGGGCGATTTCACGCGGCAAAAATTCTGTACTTTGCGGAGTTGAGACATCTTCGCGAGTACGGGCGCCCGGTGGTAGGCGATCGCTACATCGCAATGGAAAACGGTCCGGTACCGTCCTTCGCGTACGATGTGCTGAAGGGCACTACCCATCCAGACGACCAGCCCATCACTGAGGGAGCGCTTGTGCCTGTCAAGGGCACTCATTACCCAATGTACGAAGCGGCGCGAGAACCAGACCTGGACTTCTTTAGTGAGTCTGACATCGACTGCCTTGAATGGGCCGTCGAGTATTGTCGCAATCGGACCTTTGGGCAGATTTCTGACGAAACCCACACACATCCGGCTTGGGATAGGGCCGACCTGAACACCCCCATGGACTACGCCGATATGTTGGAGGGTGCCGATCCGCAGATTATTGAAGACGCCAAGGTGTTCTCACAGTATGGCGTCTTGTAAGATCGGGCACGTCTACATCGTCAAAACGTCTCTGACCGACCCTCCCAAGGCGAAGTTTGCTCTCTGCGTTTGCGTAGAAGAGGGTTATTTTGTCTGGATCAATTCCGATGCGCGTCGACATGGGAAAGATCAACTTCCCCTGAAACAAGGGTGCCATCCTCTCATTCGGCATGACAGCGTGCTGGACCTTTCTCGCGTTGTCGCGCACCCCAGTCACGAACTCGAAGAGGCTAGGGAATTTCCGGCTATCAGCAAATCACTATGTACCGAAATCGTGGGAAAGATTGACCGCGGGTTGTCGGTCATGCCGCGGCGGCAGGCGAAGGTAATTGCGGATAATCTACGCACTCTTCTTTAGCTAGGGCTAACTCACCCTCTTCCCCGCCACCTTAATCACCGACCGAAACACGCGCGACACGTCGGGCTCCTTCTGGTTGTTGCAAGCGGGGCAGGGCATGCCGGCGGCTCTGCCTCCAACAATGACTAGTGCCGGCAAGATGCCGGCTTCAGGAAATAGCCGACACACCTAATGCAGTTCTGGCGGGGCATCCTTCTCTTCGTTCCCTTCCGTCCCTTCCTTAGAAGAGGGGATTTCGAAATGAAGCCCGTCACCGAGGACGTGAAGAGGTGGAAGCTCATGGGCATGGGCGCTCTGGGTATGATGGGGATCGCCGGAATAGCCCTTGGTGTTTCCTTCGCCGACGCCTTGAAGAGAATTGCAGGACTTCTCATGGGGCGATAAGCTGCAGGTGGGGAATGCGGCACAGCGGGCTAGTGTTTGAAATCATGCTTCCGAAGATGAACGGATGCGAACAGAAGGTCGTCGGCACATTCCGCAATTGCTGAAAGGACTTCTTCTTCGTTCCAGCCCGCCGCTACAGCAGCAGTGACCAAGTCTTTGATTGGCTTCTCGACCACCGATCTGCATTGCAGCAGTCGGGTTCCGTCAGTGGTTTCGACTGTTGGAGACGGAAAGCGAGGCATTTCCTTCTAAGTAGAGCATGTTTGCTCTTAGACAAGATTTGTACTTGTCCCGCACGATTCTTTATTCAGATGCGCGTTCTTCCTGGATTTGTCACAGGAATAGTGCTCAGAGCACCAGGCGATCGACTCGGACTGATTCTAAATCCCAAGTAACCAAGGCGGAATTTCCTTAATTTGCCCGCGGTTGGCAGTATTAGCCAAGGAGTCAGCTCCGCACAAGATGGGAGTGCTTTTACCTCGATCTATTTTACAATGTGGGGTAAGGTATTATGAGCCTTTACGGAACGATGAGAACCGGTGTCTCCGGCATGAACGCGCAGGCCAACCGCCTGAGCACGGTCGGCGACAATATCGCAAACGCGAGCACGGCCGGCTACAAGCGCGCGTCTACCCAGTTTTCCTCCCTCGTCCTGCCGTCCTCGCAAGGCGCCTACAATTCCGGTGGCGTCAACACCACGGTGCGCTACTCGATCTCCGATCAGGGCACGTTCAGCTACACGACCTCCCCGACCGATCTTGCGATCAACGGCCAAGGCTTCTTCATCGTGCAGGGTTCGGATGGTGTCGAGTACCTCACCCGCGCGGGCTCCTTCGTTAAGATGGATGACGGCACGCTGCTCAATTCTGCCGGCTTCAAGCTGATGGGCTACGAATATTCCTCCACGGAAGACCCGACGATCGTCATCAACGGGTTCGAGGGGCTGACCGAGATCAACCTTTCGGCCGGCGGTCTTTCCGCAACGCCTTCCGCGACAGGAACATTGAAGGTCAACGTTCCGTCGAACGAAGCGACGGGCTGGTCGAAGTCCACGTCGCTCGTGGCCTACGATAGCCAGGGCAATAGCCGCAAACTTGACTACACCTACACCAAA